CCGGCTCCGCCAATACCGGTGAGTCCACTTACGTTTCCAAAGAATTAACCAGAGAATGCCGATGCAGATACGGCGTTAGTTACAACAAGAGATGCAAGACTAACGTCAGAACCGCTAGTTACCAATTTTTTCCAGTTAGGCATTTATTTAGTTTATTGCGGTTGGTTACCTCAAACGAGGCCCACTTCCCGTGAAGGCCAACAATAGCTTATATAAATAGCAAAGGGCCCGAAGGCCCTTGCTTATTTTCCTTTCATTTCTGTCAATTTAACCCAGATATTATAAAATTGTTCGAATTCTTCTCCTAGGAACGTTGCCGTCCTTAGTTTATTAAGAATGAAATCAACTTCTTTATCTGTTAATACTGTTTTTGTAGCAGCCTTCGGAGCGGTCTGCTGTGCTTGTACTCTATCTACTAAGCCCATAACTAATTTTTTAAACATGTTTTAGACATAAATGTAAATCTCATCGCTATCAATTCTAATGTTTCCAGCATGATCTGCCTGTGCTGTAGCAGCATTGGCTTCTGTACCTTCGAATACACCAGCGATCGAATAGGCAGGTGTCTGTGCTCCTGTAGCATTCGATGCAACTCCTGTAGCGATCGAGAGACGACCATCGTTAGTATTGTAGCTGGCATCCCAGAAGAGGAGGTTACCGGAATTTGCAGCTCCTTCTGATCCCCCAAATATGATACCAGAATCGCCAGTTGCAGCCGATCCTGAGGCTAGAAGGATGAAGGCATCTTCTACTAGAAGGTTAGCTGTCTGAAGCTCTACTGCATCGCCATAGACTGTAAGATCGCCGCCAATGGTAAGGTTGCTTGCAATCGTTACACTGTCTGGAAGTCCAACAGTTACTGTGCCACCAGATCCAAGTGTGACCGAACCACCGGTAACTTCAATTTCGTTAGAAGTACCCTGTACCGTTAAGGATGTGTTACCCTGTACTGCGTTACCTGCAGATGCACCGTAGGATACAGACAGCTGACCGGAGCTGGCTGCTAAACCGGTTCCGGCGACGCCCGAGACTAAGTCGGCAACACTTTCTTTCTTCGTACTGTTATCATCGGCATCGATGAATGCGATACTGTCTGCAGCAACAGCTACCGTTCCGGCCGATAAATCATTTAGGTCAACTGCTACTGTAGCAGCACCGCCTTCAGCTGCACCGTTGGTAATCGTAGTACCACCGTTTGTAGCATTAGCAAGGCTCTGTACGTAGTTACCTGTGGTATCTGTACCAAGAGCGACCGAGTCAGCCTGGATGGTTGCAACACCGGCGGCATTGATTGCAATGTCACCGCTAACTGTACCAAAGATCGAGCTCGACATGAACGGCAAGAACGATCCAGAATCAACATTGAACTGTCTTGCTGCAGCACCGTCAAATGTTCCGGCGGCAGATAAACCAGCTCCTGCTGTCAAAGCGTTAGGAACTTTCAAGACTGATAACGTATTCGACGAGACTTCAATGGTAGATGTGTCGGCTACGTTTGTGTTAAGCATCGTACCTTCAACCGAGGTACTGTTGATAGTGATAGCACCATCCGAAGCGATAGATGCATCACCACCATCTGATGCTTTGTTAAATACATAAGTGGCAATCTGGGAGGTGTTAATACGTCCTTCGGTACCTCCATCGGAAATCGCTAACTTATCGGTATCGGCAACCGTAATGCCGGTTAGATCCGATCCGAAGTTATCAATGTCAAGACCGGTGGCGGTGATGCCGGTAAGTGCAGAACCGTCCCCTTTAAAATAGGACGCTGTTACTGCTAAATCTACTTCTAGGTTGCTAAGTGCCGCTGCGGATCCCGACACTATCACCTTTTTCCAAGATGCCATAGTATGATGTGTTTAGTTTAGTGTGTTACTGATATAAATATCACAGGCCAAAGTAAAACTCGTTACTACTTGAATAGAATAAGCTTCCGGTTACCGGGGTAGGTGGAGTTTCAAATCGTTTAAAAACTAAAACTCCCTCTTCGTTTACTTTTACTCTAGTGTCTCCTTGTCGTTTTACCTCAAAAGTATCGGTACTTCCATCTAAGTCAACGATCAACGATCCTGTTATACCGACATTATTGGTTGTATTGTAGAAAGATCCGGTACGGGAAAATATTCCGCTTGAACCGACCTGCTCTAAAATGTTTGTACTATTCAGGAAAAAAGATCCAGTAATATTCAAGGATCCGGTAAAGTTACCGGACCCACTAAAATGAGTACTAATCTGTTTCCACTGAATGAGTGCCATATTAGGTTAGTTTTCCTTCGATTACAAATTCGTCTGTTGCGCTGACCGTAAATCCTAGACCGGCGTTGAAAATAATATCAACAGCAGCACCGTTCTGAGAGATTGATGTTATTGCATCATCTTCTACAAGAATTCCGTTGATGAATACATTAAAGTTTCCTTTTACAAGAGCAGGGAAACCTGCGGGAGGTGTTGAGATGGTACGTAAATTTATTGCTTAGGCCTACGTAAGCTTTTTCTGCGTTTGTCATTGACGATTCTTGAATTTGAGTTACATTATAATTGATCGACGAACCATCAAAATATCTCGTCGAACCCGCTGTCTTTAATGTTGGTGCAGATGCCATTATAGTTTACTTATGTCTGTAGTTGTTTCTAATCCAAAACTGACTGCTCCTTTCGAATAAAACTTCTTAACGTTATTTAAACTAGCCTGAATGCTGTCCGAGATAATATGTCCAAGCATCTGAATATCGAATGTTGTTCTTACTACTCTGTCTCTACCTTGAACAAGTTCTGTAACGTTTGTATACTGATCGATCATTGCTCTGAACTGGAACCGTTCTGGGTCCCCCCAGTATGCATCCGATGCAAAGTTGATAGATTCGATTATCTTGTTCATTTGCTCTACGTAATCCGTAAAAATAATGCAGGAATAAGTAAGGTTTACATAATCTGGTACCGCTACCGCGTAGTATTCATCTATAGGTGCACGGTTAATGAGCGTACTTATCTTGTCATAAATATTTTGCTTATTGTATCTTTTCTTAAAAATGCCAAAATTAAGAGGATTATTAGCATCCATCTTATTCCCAAGCTTTCTATTCTTCTCTACATTTGTTCTCTTGAACATGATGAGAGGAGTCATAATCTTACCGTTCTTATCTCTAAAATAACCTTTCTCTTGAACGGCAGACCATCTTTCTGGAGAGCCGTACATAAGAGGTACGTTAAGTTTTACACCGTTTTGTACCACGCTAGGACGGATAACATTATTAAAGTAGTAAACAATCGTCTCATCTATATCCCTCAGTCCAACAGTAAGCAGCTGTACGTTATCTCCTTTAACTGATCTTTGGTTTGCTCTTGCTTTATTGTCCACAGAGATAGCCTTACCGCGGACTGCCTCTCCAGTGTCCGGGTTCTTATACGGCTCTATTGTATTTTGAAGCCGTTCTTCCTGAGTTAATGGTACTGGTTTACGGCTTGGCATTATCTGTACTCTTTATTTAAATGTGTACGAATTGCTCTTTTTACTTTGCTGAACATATCATGTAACTCAACCAGTTTTTTATCATCTCTATGTTGACGAATTGCCTTTTTAAAGTATTCATTTGCATCCTCCAACTGTCTGTCTAAATGACGCAAAGGAGTGTATTCTACCTTAGATGAGCTACGACCTGTTTCCGGGTCGACAGTAGTTGACATTTTGAATCGAGTAAACTCGTCTTCTTCTAATAAATCTGTTAGTTTCATATTCTCTGTCTTGCTATGCCGACTCTATCTCCTCTTGTGAGATGACAATCGACGATAATTGAAATGCTCGATCCGTAGCTAGATCCGTAACTTGTTAAATTGTAAGAGTTATCTCTACCGAGGAAAAGCTGATTTTCTCTTACTGTATCTACTTCGTAATAATCTTCATGCCACATTAATATGTCTCCTACTTCGGGTACTACGCTTACATCTGATAAATCTCTTCTTAGAAAAGCAAAAGATACGTCCCGGTTAAGATCTGGTCCAAAATCGTCTACGTCTATAATCTGATCTCCTCTTACTATCATACAGTTGAGAAGATTAGGAACGTAATAGGTCTTTTCTAAAGATTCGCCGTAGAGATTAAACTCAGAATCGTCAAGAGAAAGCTTATAGTATAGAACCTCTTGCTCCACAATATCCTTGAGGAGCTCACGATTTATATTTACTAATAAGTCAAAATCTCTTGTACTTCCAAATATCATTAGTTCGTAGTAATAGTCTTTTCTCCAATTTCAAATGCTGTTATAACCGGTATCTTTCTTAGAACTCTAGCTTTGAGTGCTTTAAATGCTTCTAAAGGTCCTTTTTTACTTACAACTTTAATCTTTAATGTAGCCGTATCCCTAACTTCATCATGTCCGGCTGTAGAAACTATGGTTACTCCTGAAGATGCTCTTATGAGTTCGGCAACATCTTGGGTGGTTACGTTATCTTTATACCTCACCCGCACCATTCCGGTATGAGTTTGAAATTTAACTTCTAATATGAC